ATACCTTCACTTTCCTGTAAAATCTTATAATTAGCTTCTGTCATTATTTGTTGGTCAATGATAGTTGCTTTATCTTGAGCCTCTGACATCAACTGCATTCTCTGTTCTTCTAAAGCTTGAGCAGCCATCTTTTGAGCTCTTTCTAATTCTAATTTGCCTCTTTCAGGTATAATCTCACCAGCTTGTACAGCTTGTTCAATTTGCATTTGTTTTTCTATAAGACCAACTTCTATCTCTTTTTGGAAATCAGTTAGTTTCTCTTCAACTTCCATTCTTATAGTTTCCATCTGTTCTTCAGAAGGCTTTACTCTTATAAAAACATTTCGATATGCATGCTTTACTTTAGTATATGTTTCATAGTATGGGATTATATCATCATCTTCTCCATCAGGTTTAATCCCCATTGTAATATCTTCACTTTGTATATTAGCTGATAAATCAATATCTCTTTGTGAATATGAAACTACCTCAGAAGCAGCAGCTGCTTTTTTAATCTTTGTCTTAAACTCAGGAAACATATTTATTAACTGAGTTCTTGTAAGATTCTTCCTAACTGTAATAAAAGAAGCATCTCTAAATAAGAAATCTCTACTAGAAGGGTCTACATAAACATCATAAGGGTCAACTCTACTGAATATAACTTCACCCATCCCTCTATCTTGGTCAGCATCAATATCTACCATAAAGTATCCAATACCTTTAGTAAGACTATCAAGAACTACCTGACTATATATAGATTTACCGTTAGACAGATGCCAGCAATAGTCTGCTATATCTGAATGAACTTGTGCAATATCAGTATCATCTCCTGTTACTCCTACTGCTTTCCATCTTGGATTATTAGCTGTAACGAAGTATTTCATTATCTCAACAATAGGAGTTACCCTATTAATTGTGAATGTAGGCATCCCAGATTCTTGTAATACTTCCTTTTCTTCTTTAGTTAATTGCTCATCAAGATAGAAATCATAACCTTTCTGAGATATTGACTGCCATTTAGAACGATATGATGTATTCGCTCTATCCCACAGTTGTTTATTCTTTCCAGCTTTTGTCTTTTGTGTTTTTCTTGCCATTAATATTTTCCTGACCTTCGTGAACCTCTTTCAAGGTTTTTATCTATTCTTTCTTGATTAAACTGTGCTCTTTTTTCAGCTGCTAAGTCACGACTTTGCCTATTAGCAATTCTTTGTTGTTCTTCAATAGGAGCACCTCTTACTTTCTTAGATTGTTTTAAAACACCTCCAGCGACTCCTTCAGTAGTGACATCTGGTACTTTAACAAACTTATTAAATCCTTCATGTTTATTAATAGATTGCAGTTTTCCTTGAACAAAAGGTATGTCATTAGTTTCAGCTGCATAACTTAATTCATCCCAAGCCCTCGCAATAATTCCATCTATACCACTTTTTTTACGCTGTTTTTTACTAAGAGTACTTGCATATGCATATAAATTATCTCTCCATCCCTGAAATAGAGATTTAGCTGTATTAGCTTTCTTTATTATTCCAGCAGGAGATACTGCTTCGAGAGCAAAACCAGGTCCTCCTTTGACATCATATTGTTTATCTGGGAAAAATCTTTCATATAACCATGATAAATTCTCTGGGGTTACTTTACCTGTAGTAGACATTTGAGGAATATCTGATGAAGTTTTATATTTACCACCAGTAACAATATCTAATAATGACCTTCTATCGTCTATTAAAGACATTTTAGTCTCTTATCTCCACATGAACTAAGTCATCGAATTTATTGTCTGCTATCTCTCCATCAGAGTCCCAGTCGCCACCCCATCGTATATTAACATTCATTTGTTTTCCTATACCACGAATCATACCACCCATGTAATGGAATCTTTCTCTGTCATTCCAATCTATAGGATAAGGAGCTAAGTCTACAGCTTTACCTTCCATATGCCTTGAATATTTAACCTTCGTTGCTCCTTTTTCAAGGAGTTCTGATTGTCTTTCTTTAGACCTCACTCCTTCTATGATAGTAACATCCATGATTTTAATCAATTCATTTAAGACATTAACAAGTTTAACATTAACACCTTTAAGACGTTCTTTACTTCTTCTTCCGAATCTTGGCATTCTTTTTCCTTTTAGGTTTAGGAGGTCTACCTCTTTTTGTGCCGTATGTACCTTTTCCTTTAGGCATTATGCTACAATCCAGCTCTTTGCTTTACGTTTTGGCTTAAACCATGTACTATTTTCTTTATTTTTCTTCATATTTGGCGGAAATGAGTGCAAGTTTGCATAAAAAAGAGCCTCTATAGTGTCATCATGAGCCATTCTAGGTCCAAAAGTAACAATTTCGTTGGTTAAATCAAACATATTTTCTCTAATATGTACCGTTCCCATGCTAAATCTGCCAGAAAGACCACTATATATACGATTTATCTTCTGCCTACCTCCTGGCTTCTCAGGAATAACAGCTACATCAAATTTATTTAGTCTTCTTCTTTCGTCATTCAATGCTTGGAATACACTTCTATTCATAGCTACATCTTCTACAGTAGATGATATACAATGATACTTTTGATGCATCTCTAATATGTAGTCTACAACACCTTTCCTATCTATAACTTCATTCTCAGCATTTTTAGCTCCTATAGTAGGAATACTCCTGTGTCTTTCGTATTCAAGAGTATATAAATTATTATCACTATCTATTGCGATACACATTATAACAGAGAAATCTGCTTCTTTTGTATCAATGTCTGTAGCAGGGTCGCACCCTACAAAGCAGTTAACAGGGAATTTTTCACCGTCTATAATAAGATAACTCTGGTTGTCATCAGCCCCATATTCATAAAAACCTTTCCAATATTTTATATGTTTTCTTGTCCATAATGAATCTTCAGCGCTTTGAACTTCCATCATATACTCTTGGTAGAACTTGGAAGCCTGTCCAGAATCATGATAGAATTTTTTCTTTTCTTCTAGTTTTGACTTAGGGAACCAAGAGTGCCACAACGATTCTCCTGACTTTGTTATAGCTTTATATGTAATTAATTTCCAAGCAAAGTCTTTATCATCTGATTTAGCTCTATCATGGTTTATAAGCAGATTATTAATAAAAGAATCATAATGAACTGGAGTACCATTAACTCTTAATCTTCCAGTATGAGGTTCAATAGCAGGGTAGACAACAGCAGTTACAAGGTTAGCATTCTTATCACGGGCATCTCTTGAAATAGTATTTGCTTCGTGTTCAAAGTCATCAAGTATAATTAAGTCATATCTTTTATGAAGTTTTGCACCTCCACGAATACCAGATACATTAGATTTAGATATTAATTTACATCCATTAGATAATTCTATATCTTCTTCTGTCCACTTGCCTCCTTTAGTCTTCCCAAAGTAATATAAGAATTTATCATTAAACTCAAGATGATGCTTTATATAATCCATATTACCAACAGATAGTTTCTGAGTTGCTGATACCCAAGCATAAAATAACATATCATCTTTAGGGCAAAATACAAAGTCTTTAAGAATTGAAGCTTTAGTCAGTACTGTCTTTCCATGACCACGAGGGAGAATAATAGCAAGCTGCTTAACAGATTTATCATCTATTGCATCTGATACTTCATAGTGAAAGGGAGGAGTTTCGCTGCGCATGAAGTCATCAGGTAGAAACAGCTTGCCAAATGATATTAAATCTTTACTAGCTAATTCAAATACTTCTTCTGCCTGTGATACGTTCTGAGTATTTATATTCATCAACTAGGAGACCTATGAATTTTTTTAAGAAACTCAACAGGTAATCCTTCATCAAATAAATATGTTCCGTCATATGCTCCTTGAGGTGATTTACCTCTAAATTTTTTAATCCAACTTTCTGGAACTTCAAATTCTAAAATATGAGGAAGTTCTTGTGTTCTGACATATTCACCGCCTGATATTTGTCTTCTTACTGTTTTTTTATATTTATCCCAATCTTTAATTTTTTTTTCTAAACTAGATATATATTTATCAAAGTCTTTTTGATTAAATCTTGAATCACCTCTAAATCTTCTTGCACCCCATTCATCAAAATAAAAATTATTAGATTTAGCGGCTTTTAATTCTTTTTCAGCAAAAATTTTAAAATTATATCCACCTTGAGCCCTTGTACTAGCATAATAAGGGTCAGTAGTTGTAAAAAAAGACCTTGCTTTAGCTGAAGGATGAGCAACACCAACATTGTGACCACCTACAACTTCAGGGCCAACAAATCTTCTATTTTTTACCATTGAACGTCTAGCCCATCCTTTATTACCCCTGTAAAGAGTAACCATCTTCTCGCCAGATTCTCTTGCAATTTTTAAAGCTCTCTTTCCAGCAACCATCTGACCTATAAATGGAATAGCTGCAGCAGATGACCAAGCTGCATCACCAAATTCACCTTCTAATGCATATAAAGTGGCATCAGTTAAATCTGCAACATTCCCATAAGCAGGAGTCATACCAGCAACCATTAATGCATTATGTATCCCTTTTGTACTTTTATCAAATTCAGCTGGAAACAACTCTACAGCAGTCTTATCTGCGGCTGCAGTCATCATATCAAAAGCTTTATTATTTGAAACTTTACTTTTTTTTCTTTTTTGAGGAAAGAGATTTAATTTTTTGCCATTTTCATTCATCTTTAGAAAATGCTTTCTTCTTACCACCATCATATTCATATGCATGTCCATTTTCTTTTAATAGTTCATTAAGGCTTTGTTCTTCACCTTTAATGAATATTTCACCTAGTACTCTTCCATATTTACCAGTACCATGAGACTTTAAAGTGAATTTACCATCATCTGAATTTTTTAGTTTGTCTTTAGTATATGCTTTAGCTTCTAGTCCCTTTACTTTCTCTTCTTTATTTCTTGTTCTTGATTCCCAAGTATCGACACCCATAAACCTTATGCGTTTCTTCACAAAAGTATCGAATCCTAAATCTATTAATGCATCACAAGTGTCTCCATCTACGACTCTATCTAACTTAGCATTATATACGAATTTATCTAATTTCTTAGACATACACTAAATAGAGAATTCGTTATCAAATATTTGTGCTTCTGTAGATTCAGGATTATAAGAAAGGAATTTCATAAATTCTTCTTTATTTGAATAACCAAATATACCAGCTAACGCAGCTGCCATCTTCTGTATACTTATAAAATTATATTCAAACATGCCTCTTTTTCTAAACTGGCTAGGGTCAGCACCATATGATAAATAGTCAGCACCAATTTCTTTAACAGCCTCAAGTTGAGGTCTCCCTACAACTCTCTCAGGGTTCTTTTTAGCATATTCACTAATCATTCCTCTAAATTCATCCATAATTTCATCAACAGCTCTATCTATATGTCTTGGGTCTCCTGTAGAATTAAATAATTCTTGTGCATTTTCAAACTTAGTACTCCATTTTGACTGACTACTTGCTCCACTGGATTGCTTGCGGCGCCTAGAAGTAGGAGGGCTTTTAGGGTTTCTTTTATGAAAAACAATTTTTGCATTATTCTGGATAGCTTTTCTTAGTAATAAATATAAAGAATCATATGTTAATGAAGATTCATTAATTACAGCATTATTAGGAATTTTTTTAAGTAGTTCACCTATAAGACGACCGGCATATAAAGGATGCCCAAAAAAATTTATACTTGAAATTTCTTCAAAAGCATTTCCAGATTCATCTATTTTTGATTTAATATCAAATTTTAAACTACCACTTTCCCATGATTTTCCAGGACCTTCCCATTCAAGTTCTATATGTGAATGACCTTTACGAGGAGTTTTGGATATATATTTTATAGTTCCATGTCTTCCTCTATCAATAGTCATTGCTTCGTCAGACATTTTAGATGTAAATCTTCTAGCTTTATAAGCAGCAGCGGCGTCTTGACCAGTTAATTGACCAGCATGTCTATATTTAGCAATAAAATTGTCAAAAAATAAATTTCTCTCGCCCATTGGAAGACTATTTATTTCATTTTGAAATCTCAACCATCCTTCTTCTCCAATATCAGAAAGTATAGATTGAGCATCATTCCATGACACTCCACTAGAGATACCATATTCTCTTACAATACTTTCAGCAACTTCATCAGGACCCATTGGGATTACTGTAGTCCTTATTGGTGTAGATGCTTGTCTAGCATAGTCACCACGCTGATAACTCTGGTCTGGCCTGACTACACCTTCAGGGTCAACTGTAGCCCATCCTCTTAGTCGTTCTTCCATATCAGCTCTTCGTAGTAATTCATCTTTTTGAGGGAATACTCTTGGTCTAACAGAGCCTTTATATGCTTTACTTAATTTTTTACCAACTTGTTTAGCAAGTTTTAACCCAGTCTTTACACTAC